GTCCGAAGTCGTGGGAGTGGAAATGGCATGCCATGGAGTGGCAGTCGATCTGGAACAGGTCGAATTGAAATCAAGATTCAGAGTACTCTGGGATCGTCTCTTCCAAATTGCGAAAATGGAAGTCAATGACGCGAGCATGGTTGCTCTACCAGAAGCACTAAAAGTCAGAGTCATCACAAAGTCACAGCCAGCGAGGGCCTTTGTTTTACAGGCTATACAAAAGTTGGTACATAGGAAATTAAGACAACATCCCACATTCACTTTGATAGGAACACCCGTCACAAATGAACTCATGAATCATCAAATAGGAAAACTAGAAGGGTTTCTTGAGGAATATCTCTCGGGCGACTACGAAGCCGCGACCGATAACATCTACAGTGAGTACAGCAATATGGTCGGCAATGCAATCGCCGACTGCTTACAACTGACAGATGAAATGAGAACATTATTCATCGAATCCCTCACAGGTTTCCAAATCACACACAAAGGTGTAACAAGACAACAAACAAGAGGTCAACTGATGGGTTCAGTCACATCATTTCCCGTATTATGTCTACTAAACGCCGCTATGGCACGCTACGCCTACGAAAGAACGTTCGGATATCCGGTAAAGCTTTCGGATGTCCCGATGCTAATCAATGGTGACGACATCGTTGTAAGAGCCCCAGAACAATTTTACTCGTTCTGGAAGGCCTGTACAGGATTCGTCGGACTGAAAGAGTCCGTCGGAAAAACTTTCCGATCCAAGGAATTCGCCCAAATTAACTCCACCAATTTCATCCTTACGGAAGAAGGTTTGAAGGAAGTTAAATTTGTGAACTTCGGTCTTTTGAAGGGTCTCAAGCGGTCTGGAACCGGTCCAGAGACATTTACGGACACATCATCACAGAGAGAGATGCCACACGCACGATTTCAAATGCTGATCAAGTCAGCACCACCGTCCCTTAGAGAATACCTGGCAGACTTCTTCATCGATTCGAACCGAAAGGCTTTGAATGCGATGGGAAGAATTCCATGGTACCTTCCGACGTGGTTAGGCGGAGCCGGAATCTACTATCCCGGATTGAAGAGAACCGAGCCAAGCGATATAGATCGCAGAATCGCTCAAGGAGTACTTTACTCACTTGACGAAAAGGACAAGGTTATGGATGTTGCAACAACTGTTGCATCCTGGCGGATACGATCGCTCGCCGAGCGTCGCAGTCCAGCCCCCATCAAGGTCCGAG